AGATGAAGGAGATTGTAGATGCTTCGCCGGATGATCATTTCTTGTTGTGGCACGACCTGGAGAGTGAACGCCATGCAATCAAGAAGGCGTTGCCAGAGACGGTTGATATCTATGGATCCATGGATTATGAGACGAGAGAACAGCGTGTAATTGATTTCTCAAATGGAAAGACACGGTTGTTTGCAACAAAGAAATCGCTGTCCGGCTCGGGGTGTAATTTCCAGCGGTATTGCCACCGGGAAATATTCCTTGGTATTGATTATGAATTCAATGATTTTATTCAAGCAATCCACAGATGTTACCGATTCTTGCAGAGTCAGCCGGTTGTGATTGACATTATCTACATGGAGAACGAGCGGCAGATCAAGGAAGCATTGCTGGAGAAATGGAAGAATCATAATTACATGGTCCAGCGGATGGTTGAGATCGTGAAGAAGTATGGACTTAATTCAGCGAACAAAGCTGAACGATTAGAAAGGAAGATGGGAGTGGAAGGAACAAGAGAAGAACGAACCGTGCGAGGTAATCACTATGAAGCGGTATACGGCGACTGCGTGGAAGAGACACGTGTCATGGCAAGTAACAGCGTTGATCTGATACATACGTCGATACCATTCGGCAATCACTACGAGTACAGTGCAAATTATAACGACTTCGGACATAATCAGGATACAGAGCGGTTCTTTGAACAGATGGACTATCTGACACCGGAGCTCCTGAGGGTATTGAAGCCTGGCAGAGTGGCAGCAGTACATGTAAAGGACAGAGTGCTTTTTGGAAATGCGACAGGTACCGGTATGCCGACAATCGAGCCGTTTCATGCGGATTGTATCGAGCATTACATGAAGCATGGTTTTATGTATTTCGGCATGATCACCGTTGTGACGGATGTTGTACGGGAGAATAATCAGACATACCGCCTTGGCTGGTCTGAACAGTGCAAGGATGGCACCAAGATGGGTGTAGGATGCCCGGAATATATCTTATTGTTCCGAAAGCTCCCAACGGATCATAGCAAAGCATATGCAGATGATCCAGTATCAAAGAGCAAGGAAGAATACACAAGGGCACAATGGCAGATAGACGCACATGGATATTGGAGATCGTCGGGCAATCGTCTGATCAGTAAGGATGAGCTGAAAGAGATATCGGTGGATAATCTGCAGAAAGCATACAGGAAATACAGCAGAGAGAGCGTGTACAACTATGAAGAGCATGTGAAGCTTGCAAAAGAGCTTGATAAGGACGGCAGACTGCCGGCAACATTCATGGTGGTTGCTCCGGGATCATGGAACCAGATTGAGGTGTGGGATGATATCAACCGGATGCGGACGCTTAACACGACACAGAGCCGCAGACGTGCTAAGATGCATGTATGTCCGCTTCAACTTGATATTGTGGAGCGAATCATCAACAGATACAGCAATCCGGAAGATGTCGTATATGATCCGTTCGGCGGACTTATGACGGTACCAATGACGGCGGTTAAAATGGGAAGATATGGTAAAGGCTGTGAGTTGAATCAAGATTATTTCCGAGATGGAGTTGGATATCTGCAGGCAGCAGAAAACGAGATGGACGAGCTGACGCTGTTCGATTTTATGCCGGGGGTGATGGAGTGATACATGGAGAGCTTATTGTAGACAACTTTGCTGGCGGTGGCGGAGCTTCGACAGGCATCGAAATGGCAACAGGATACAGCGTTGATATAGCCATCAATCATGATCCGAAAGCTATACAGATGCACAAAACTAACCATCCAAGAACAAAGCATTATTGTGAAGATGTGTGGCAGGTAGATCCGATTGCAGCATGCAAAGGAAATCCGGTAGGACTTGCCTGGTTTTCGCCGGACTGTAAGCATTTCAGTAAGGCAAAAGGTGGAAAACCAAAGGATAAGAATATCAGAGGTCTTGCGTGGGTAGCCTGCCGGTGGGCGGGTCTTGTAAGACCAAGAGTAATCATGCTTGAAAATGTAGAAGAGTTCAGAACATGGGGACCATTAAACCGACGCCATCACCCAATTAAGAACAAACAGGGCAAGACCTTTGAACGGTTTGTAAAACAGCTTGAAGAGTTAGGGTATGAAGTACAATTCAAAGAACTTGTGGCAGCGGACTATGGAGCTCCAACAATGCGAAAGAGATTCTTTATGATTGCACGCTGCGATGGAAAATCAATCGTATGGCCAGAGCCTACACATGCACCGGCGGACAGTGAGGAAGTCAAGGCAGGGTTGCTTAAACCTTATGTTGGAGCATACACGCAACTTGATTTTAGCCTGCCTTGTCCGAGCATTTTTGACACTTCTGAAGAGATTAAGGAAAAATATGGTATCCGGGCGGTACGACCGCTGGCTCCGAAGACGATGGAACGGATTGCAAGAGGACTGAAAAAATTCGTTTTGGATAATCCAGAGCCGTTTATCATTCAGTGCAACCACAGCGGAGATCGTAGACCAAACGATATCCGGGAGCCGATGCCAACTATAACAGGAAAGCATGGATATGGAGTTGTGGAACCGTATATTGTACAGATAGGGCAGACTGGATTTACTGCGGATCGTAGTAAGGACGTGAGGGAACCACTAACAACAATCGTGAGTAAAAACGAACATTGTCTTATTAGCCCTACGTTGATTCAGTACCATTCTGAGACAGCACATGGAGAAGTGCGAGGACAGACAATAGGAGATCCGATCATGACAGTTGATGGTTCCAACCGATACGGATTGGTTACATCGTTTCTAAGCAAGTTCTATAAGACATGCGTGGGACAAGATGAAAGAGATCCGTTACATACAGTTACAACGTCTGCGGGGCATTTTGGAGAAGTCCGGGCATTTCTGATCAAATACTATGGTGATGCTACTGGACAGGACATTGAACAACCATTAGACACGGTTACCACAAAGGATAGGTTTGGTCTTGTAACGATTGAGGGTGTTGATTACCAGATTGTGGATATCGGACTTCGAATGTTGGAACCACGAGAGTTATATGGATGCCAGGGATTTCCAGATGATTACATTATTGATCATGATTATACTGGCAAGATATATCCAAGAACGGAACAGGTAAGAAGGTGTGGCAATGCGGTATGCCCACCGATACCGGCTGCACTTGTGAGGGCAAATCTTCCGGAAATGTGTATTGCAAGAAGAACAGCAAATATGAGAGTAGCAGAGGGAGCAAATGGACAGTTGATGTTTGCGTAGGAGGTAGATATGGAACAGGAACAATTTGACTTCTTGGAAGATATTGAGATAGACAAGCCGGACGTGGAATTCCAGAAGTGGAAAGATCAGAAGCGTGAAGCAAAAAGCCGGATGATTGCCATGCAGTATCAGCCATATGAGGTAAAAAAGAAGCGGTCAGAACTCCGGGCAATAGAATTTCTTCAAGAGATGGATAAACGTGGGAAAGTAGCGCATGTCAGTGTTGGTGGACTTGATAGCATTACATTGCATGTGTTCTTGAAATCTATCGGAATTGACGTACCGGCAATATCAGTATCAAGTCTGGAAGATGCAAGTATTCAGAAAGTGCACAAAGCGCTTGGTGTGACAATTCTGCATTCATATAAGACAAAGACACAGGTATTGAATGAGGTTGGATTTCCGGTAATCAGTAAGCGTATAGCTGGTAAGATTGCATTGTTACAGAATCCGACGGAAAAGAATAAAACGGTCAGACATGCGATTATTACAGGTGAATGTGGAGAACTCGGACATTTTCAGAAGAATAGTCGGATGAAACTGCCGCAGAAGTGGTTGAAATTGTTTGGAGGATATGAAAACGAAAATGAAGGAGTGAATTATCAGAAACCGAATTTTAAGGTATCAAATGATTGTTGCTATTGGCTCAAAGAGAAGCCTTGCGATGATTGGGCTAGGGAACATCAGAGCTATCCGTATCTTGGAATGATGGCGTCGGAAGGTGGACAGAGAGAAGAAGCGCTTACCGATCACGGATGCAACTACTATGGAAAAACCACAATGCGATCGGCTCCGTTTGCTCCGTATATGCGAAATGACATATTAAAGCTGGCATTGGAAATGGATGATTGGTATCACAAAAACATGGATGTGTTTGAGAAGTTGTACTATGAGCAACCTTACAGCAAAGACAAGAATGGAAATGTAATACCATATGAGCCGGTGGATAGCATTATACCGGATATTTACGGCAATGTAGTACAGGATCAGTGTGGAAATCTTCGGACTACTGGAGCACAGCGAACCGGATGTAGTATGTGTGGCTTTGGCATTCATATGGAGAAAAGGCCGCATAGATTTGATAAATTGCGAGAACGTAACCAGAAAGAATGGGAGTATTACATGTATCGGTGTTGTACAGATCCAGAGACTGGAGAGAAATATGGCTGGGGAAGAGTTCTCGATTACATAGGCGTTCCGTGGGAAGATTACCCAGCAATTCAGATGGAATTGCCGTTAGATCAGATGATGTAACGTCGAAATTTGTCGAACTTTGAAAATTGAATAGTGATGGTTGGAATGGTATAATATCCTTACCAATACGAAGGAGGATATGTACTATGGGAAATGTAGATCAGTTATTCAAAGAATATGGTGTTACAAAAGATGAGCAACGCAAAATTATGGATGTAATGGATAAATACAGAATCCGGATTTCAAATGGTGAAAAAGTTAGTTATTCGGAATATGAATCGGACATTATATCTATATTTGGTGGAAACCGTCAGGCAATGTTGCGTCAACCGGCTATTGAATATCATTTTTGCGAATTTGTCGCAAGAGATTTCATGGAAGACGGAAGATGGGAAGAAGTATTTCATGCTTTGTATGACAAATTTCCAAAGTTTGGAGGAAAAATAGAATAGTCAATAATGACACCGGTACCAACCATCATTATTCGATGGTTGGTATTTTTTTGCGCAAAAATAGGTAGTGGAAGGAGTGGAAGTTGTGAAAAACTGTCCATGTAAGGAATGCGTAGACAGGAAAGTTGGTTGTCACAGTGTATGCGGGAAGTATAAAGCATTCACAGAGACACAACGAAAAAAGAATGAATGTATAAGAAAACAGAAAGAAGCATTGAGTGAGTATCTTGATATGAAACAGGAATGTGTAAAGAGAGCAAAAAGGAGGATGCGTAATGGCAAATAGAGAAATATGCAAATATTGCAGAAATCTTGTACTATTTGGCGAAGAGATACCAGATGAGCGGGCAGAGGAGCATGCAATCATGATGTGCGACTGTCAAGGAGCGAGAATCCATCAGAGAGCGAGAAAAAGACAGGAGAAGGCAAAAGACAACATTAAGCTGGCAATCAATGAGACGGACGAGGAAGTGTGCGAGTATCTGAAACAGTGCGTTGAGCTTGTTGATCGGAGAAACATAGTGAAGATAACAGCGGACAATGGAAGAGGTGTTAAGATCACGATCAGCAAGACAAATAAGGACACAATCAAGGTAACGAAAAAAGTGAGCAAGGACGTGGTTTATGATGAGTAGATTGATAGACGATATGAGCTTAAAAGATCGAGTAAGTGAGTACACTTTGAGCTCGGATGAATACGAACGGTTCTGCAGAATTATTGACGCAGAACCTACGGCATATAACGTAGATAATGTTTTGAAGCAACTGGAAGAGGAAAAAGAGCTTTCATATGCCGATTTTGACGAGTATGTGGATAAAGTATGTCCTTGCTTGGATGCAGAATATGATGACTTGTACCACAGAGGACTGGATAGAGCGATCGAGATAGTAAAGCAAGGAGGGGAATCATGAGTAGATCTATCATGCAGAACAAAGATGGATGTTGTTACATGTGCGATCTGCTCGGAATCCGGCAGCAGGGCTATACGATTGAGGAGCATCATTGCTTTGGAGGTCCGAATAGGAAATTGTCGGAAAAGTATGGTTTGAAGGTTTACCTGTGCCCGGAGCATCACCGGACAGGACCGGATGCGGTACACCAGAACAGCGACTATATGCAGATATTGCACGAAGCGGCACAGAAGGCTTTCGAAGAGCACTATCCAGATAAGAGCTTCCGGGAGATCTTCGGGAAGAATTACCTGTAAAGTCTAGTAAATACTAGATAAAGATGCACATTGAAAAGTGAATACTGGTCAGAAATTTTTCATCTTTTTTAATAAAAAGTATTGACATACGGTACACCGTATGATATTATAATATTTGTAAGGAGGTGAATAAGAAATGGCTAAGAAAAAACAAAAGAAAAAGCCCAAACTTGAAAAAGTCGCAATCGTAACAGGCATCCTGCAAGGCATAGCAACCATCGTATGCTTGATCTACGAAACCTTCTTCAAGTAAGGGCACAGGCGGTGGGAATATCCCACCCACCGCCTAATTTTATTCTAAGCCATTTTTGGAAATATGTCTATAAGAAAAGTATTAACAATGATCAGCACCTGTTCGGCGGCGGTTCTTGTGTACTATGCAATCAGAAAAGGATTGGATGCGGCAATTGCAATAGCACTTGTATTGAGTGTGGCATCAATTGGATTAAATATATATTGTGAGGTGCACGATGGAAGAAAAGAAGATTAGACCGCAAGACAAGTGGAATGCAAAAGCTGGCTTGATAAGCAAATCATATAAGCTGAAGCGAGAGCTGGTAGAGGCATTTGCAGATGCATGTGAGAAGGCTGGAGTAAGTCAAGCCGGACAGCTTAGCATGATGATGAGAGAATTCATCGAGAAAAACAAGTAAATACTAGAAAAGAAAAGGTACTGACCAGTATTCATTGGTTGGTACCTTTTTTATTTTGGCACTAAGAAAATATATCATAAATCTAAAGAAGAAAGGGGGTGAGAATCTGGGAAACTGAAAGAACATAAACATATAAAATGATTGGAGGATATAAAGATGGCAAAAGTATATATTGGAGTAGGACATGGTGGGAGTGATCCAGGAGCAGTGAAGTATCTTGTAGAAAAGGATATTGATTTGCAGATGGCAAAGGGATGCCGCGATTATCTGAAAGAGCATGGCGTAGATGTATTGATTAGCAGAACTGGAGATATTGATAGCTCAATCAACGAAAAGACAACAATGTGCAATCATTGGGGCGCAGATCTGGCACTTGATATACATAACAATGCAGGCGGCGGAGAAGGCTTCGAAGTATGGCACAGTGTGAACGGTGGCAAAGGAAAGGTGCTTGCACAGAACATAGAGAAAGAAGTTGTGAAGATCGGGCAGAAAAGCCGAGGCTTAAAGACAAAAAAGAACGCATACGGAAGCGATTATTTTGGATTCATTCGACAGACGAAATGCCCGGCGATTATCTGCGAGGGTGTATTTGTAGACAATAAGGCTGATGCGGCAAAAGCGGATACAGAAGAGAAGTGCCGGGCGTTTGGTGTAGCATATGCGAAAGGAATCCTTGCAACGCTTGGTATGAATACAGAACAGAATGCAAACGGAGAAACAAAGACACCGGAGCAGGCAGCAGTCCAACCAGAGCAGACACAGGCGGATACATATAGAGTCAAGGTCACAGCATCGGCACTGAATATCCGCAAGGATGCGGGTACAGCAAATGCAGTAACCGGAGTAATCCGGGACAACGGTGTATATACGATTGTGGCGGAAAAGATGGTATCCGGACAGAAATGGGGAAAGCTGAAAAGCGGTGCAGGCTGGATATGTCTGGAGTACACGAAGAAGGTATAAAGGAGCGTGAGCAAGGTGAGACAAAGAAACTCGGTTGCAAGCTACAACATCGGGAAGCATAGATTCTTGGAATTGTACCACTACTGTATGCAGTACCCGGACTGGATTAAAGAGATTAGAGAACTGCGCGGATTACGATCTCATGAAACCGGAGCAACAGGAAATGGATTATCGAACCCGACCGCAAGTGCAGCCATCAAGGCAGCAGAACTAAGCAAGCGTTGCAAGTTGATTGAAGATACAGCGATGGAAGCGAATAGAGAGCTTGCACAATACATTCTCGCGGGAGTAACAGATACTGAATGCACATATCCGGTGCTTGAAGCACGTGGGATGCCAGCATCGCGTGCATTATACTATCGCAGTCGACGGAAGTTCTATTATCTGTTATCTAAGAAAGTGAAGTGAGAAGATATGAAAACGGAGTATGAGATCATTGAGGAATATATTGATTACTTTAACGAAAATGAATTTGTAGAGAGCCTGACGCTGCAAGATCAGATGCTTTATAGACTTGCATTAAGAGAGACGTATTCATATTTGTTTTTTAAGCTGTATGTAAGAGTGAGAGAATTCTTCGGAAGTTTTAAGAAAAAATGAAAGTGGAGTACTCAGGGGACAAATTAAATGATATTATGATAGCGTGAGATAGTTGAGAGAAACGGAGAACAGCAGTTGTATGGAAACATATAGCTGCTGTTTTGCGTAGAAAGGAGAGACGATGAAACAGACGATATGTACAGCAGTAGGAATGATTGGATCTGCGATTGCTTCGGTATTTGGTGGATGGGATGCGGGAACCGTAACTTTGCTCATATTCATGGCGATTGATTATGTATCCGGTTTGGTTGTAGCTGGAGTGTTCCACAAAAGCAACAAGACAGATACCGGAAGCCTGGAGAGCAAAGCAGGATGGAAAGGCTTATGCAGAAAGTGCATGACACTTGTGTTCGTGATCGTGGCATACAGATTAGATCTTGTGATTGGAACGAATTATATCCGCGACGCGGTTGTGATTGCATTTATCGCAAATGAAACGATATCACTGGTAGAAAACGCAGGACTTATGGGCGTAAAGCTCCCGGCAGTAATCACAAAGGCAATCGATGTCCTTCAGAAGAAATCAGAGGAAGAATGATGTATAACGACAAACGATGGAAGAAGAAACGTGCAGTGATTCTACGGCGAGATGCTTACCAGTGTCAAGAGTGCAAACGATATGGCAAGCGTAGATCTGGAGACCATGTGCATCACGTATACCCAGTCGAACAGTATCCAGATGAGCGATACAACGACTGCAACCTGATTACGCTATGCCAGAAGTGCCACAACCGCATGCATGATCGGGATTCACACGAGCTTACAACGTATGGAAAACAGTTACAAATGCGTATGAAGAAGAGATATGGCAGCAGACTCCCCCCTCTCTAGCGATTTTGGAGCGGGTAAGGATAGAACGGTGGGTGGAGCCTTTTCCAAATACGCAGGATTTTTTGAGAAAGGGGGAAACCGGGTGAAAAAGACAGCATGGAAAAATCGAATAATATCAGCAACCAAGGCGGTTGGCACGTATCGAGATGCTTTTCTTCCGATGATCGATACGCTCGCAAATATACTTGCAGAGCGTGACAAAATCTATCAGGAATACGTCGAAACCGGTGCCAAACCTGTAGTGGAGCATACGAACAAAAACGGAAGTACCAACATGACAAAAAATCCACTGCTGGTGAGCTGGGGGGATATGAATACATCTGCACTTTCATACTGGAGAGATCTGGGGCTCACACCGGCAGGGCTGAAAAAAATCGACGAATCAGCAATCAAAGGGAAAAAGGTGTCTGCATTAGGAGACATCCTGCGGGACATTGGCGGCTAAGTCATACAAGCAGGCGGCAATCCGCTACGCGAAAGATGTGGTCGCTGGAAAGATCATTGCCGGAAACAATGTACGAGAGTGCAAACGGTTCCTGGCGGATCTGGAACGCGATGATCTTGAGCTGCACACGAAAGAGCCGGATTTTGTGATCAATATCATCGAGCGGGTGATGGTGCATGTGAAAGGCGAGGACCTGCAAGGACATACCCTGCGGAACACACCGCTGATATTGCAGCCGTGGCAGATATTCATCGTATATAACTTAATAGGCTTTTACTATAAAGGTACTCAGATCAGACGATACAAAGAGGCCTTTATTTTTGTCCCACGAAAGCAGGGGAAAACACTTTTTATAGCGGCGCTGGCTTTTGCTCTGGGGTTATTAGAGCGTAAATCAGGTGCGACGATCTATATTGTTGCAGCGGCACTGAAACAGGCAAAGCAGAGCTTCGACGATATCCTGCATACTTTGCGATACCGGGGCATGATAGGCGAGTTTAAAGTACTGAATAACAATGCACAGCACTCTATCGAGTACACTTTTTACAATGAGAATGAAGAGCCGGAGGGTTCCTTGTACATCGAAGCACTTGCCAGCAATCCAGACACGCAGGATTCATTCAACTGTAACATAGCCATCGCGGATGAGGTGCATGCGTTCAAGCGTGCATCGCAGTACAACCGATTCAAGGAGGCAATGGCAGCATACACGAACAAGCTGATGATCGGTATCACAACTGCGGGCGATAACATGAATTCATTCTGCTATCGCCGGTTGGAATATGCAAACAAAGTGTTGGATGGCATAGTGAAGGACGATACATTGTTCTGCTTTGTATCTCGTGCCGATCAGGACGAAAAGGGAAATGTAGATTTTACCAATCCAATCCAGCATGAAAAGGCAAATCCGGGATATGGTGTGACAATCCGGCCGGAAGCTATCATGAACGATTCCATACAGGCACAGAACGATCCGCAACAGCGGAAGGATTTTCTAAGCCGCCAGTTGAATGTATATACCACGGCGATGAAGGCATATTTTGATATAAAAGAGTTCCAAAATTCAGACAAGCAGTATACCTGGAGCATAGAGGAGCTCGCAAAGCTTAATATAGACTGGTACGGTGGTGCCGACCTGTCGAAATTGCATGATCTCACGGCAGCGGCACTATTCGGACATTACAAGGGCGTGGATATCATTATCACGCATGCATTCTTCCCGGTTGTGGAAGCAGCAAGGAAAGCAGATGAAGACAACATACCGCTGTTTGGCTGGCGGGACGATGGATGGCTGACCATGTGCAACACGCCGACGGTTAACGTTGGAGATATTGTGAATTGGTTCAAGGAGATGCGGAGCAAAGGCTTTAAGATCAAGCAGGTTGGTCACGATAAGAAGTTTGCACGTGAGTACTTTATCCAGATGAAAAAGGCAGGGTTCCGTATAGTCGACCAGCCACAGTATTTCTACGTGAAGTCGGAGGGGTTCCGGCATATTGAGAAATCTGCCAAAGATGGAACGTTGTATTACCTGCATTCAGATGCTTATGAGTACTGCGTGCAGAATGTACATGCGATTGAGAAGACCGACGACATGATCCAATTTGAGAAGATAGAACCGACGGCACGTATCGACTTATTCGATTCGAGTGTGTTTGCGTGCGTCAGATACTTGAATTCGCTCGAAAAGAGCGAGAAATCAAAGAGCTGGTGGGGAGGTGAGAATGAAGATGAGTAAAAAGAATAACGTGATACAGCGGGCACTAAGAAAAGCAAGACGAACCCGGTCGGCGGTGCTGATCGGAAGCGCGGAAGCATATGACATCCTGTGCGGTGATGGTTATACATCTCTGGACCAGAACCCGGAGATTGTAGCAGCCTGCCGTAAGATTGCAGAAGTGGTTGGAGCAATGACGATTCACGTCATGGAGAACACCGAACGGGGTGACGAGCGTGTGATCAATGAACTGTCACGAAAGATTGATATAAACCCGTGCAGTACCATGACGCGGCAGACGTTTATAGAAGCGATTGTGATGAATCTGCTCCTGTATGGCAAAGGCAATTCGGTTGTGAAAGTATACACGGAAGATGGATATCTGTCTGATATGGAGCCGGTGGCTGCAAACAGAGTATCATATCAGGGCGATTACACCAGATATCATGTGATGATTGATGGAATCCCTTATGCCCCGGATGAGGTGATGCACTTTGTATATAATCCGGATAAGGTATACCTGTACAAAGGGCAGGGCGTTACAGCACAATTGAAAGATGTCGCGGACAACCTGCGACAGGCACAGGCTACAACAAATGCTTTCATGAAGAGCAAGTACAAGCCAAGCCTGATCGTCAAAGTGGATGGAATGACGGAAGAATTTTCGTCGCCAAAGGGCAGACAGAAGCTGATCAATGAGTACATGAATTCTGGCGAAGCTGGTGCACCGTGGCTGATACCTGCGGAACAGTTTGAGATAGAACAGATCAAACCGTTGTCTCTGTCAGATCTTGCGATATCCGACAATGTAAAGCTGGACAAGCAAAGTGTAGCCGCGATATTAGGAGTGCCTGCGTTCGTGCTTGGCGTTGGAGAGTACAAGCAGGATGAGTGGAATTATTTTGTCAAGACGAAAATAAAGACGATTGTCACAGGCTTACAGCAGGAGATGACGCGGAAACTGATATACAGTCCGAATATGTACATCAAGTTCAATGTCCTGTCCGTGATGGATTGGGATCTGACGACGATAGCATCCGTATTCGGTTCGCTGTCAGACCGTGGATTTGTGACTGGAAATGAAGTCAGAGACAAGATAGGCATGTCACCAAAGGAAGGCTTGGATGAACTTAGAGTGCTTGAAAACTATATACCGTGGGACATGGCAGCAGCACAGAAGAAATTGATACAGAAGGGAGAAGACAATGGATAGACATATTCGACAGATACGATCTGTCGCATCGGAATTTAATACGAGAGAAGACGGCGAGGCACTTTCGATTGAAGGTTACTTCGCCGTTTTTAATAGCACCTATATTATTGCACCGGGTTACAGCGAAAGTGTCGAAAGTGGAGCATTTACTGAGACAATTTCAGATGATATCCGCGCGTTAATCAATCATGACACGAGCATGGTGCTTGGACGAACGAAAGCAGCAACACTGACACTACGACAGGATGAGCGTGGACTCTGGGGACATATAAACATTAATCCGGATGATTCGGATGCAATGAATCTGTACGCCAGAGTGAAACGGCATGACGTGGATCAGTGCAGCTTTGGCTTTGATATTCTGGATGAAGAGACAGACGTCCGTGAGGATGGTTCTGTTCACTGGAAAATCAAGAAAGTCAAGCTGTATGAAGTGTCAGTATGTACATTCCCTGCTTACGAAGAGACAAGTGTCAATGCACGTCAAAAGGATATCGACACCATCCGGGCGCGACAAAATGAGGTGTGGAAACTTGACATGAAGCAAAAATTAAAAGGAGGAAATGGATCATGTTAAAGGTTATCATGCTCAGAAAGAAGCTGAGCGAAGTCACAAATAAGCTCACAGAGGCACGTGAGAAGGCAAAGGAGCTTGCAACACGTGAGAAGGAGCTTGAGGCAGCCATTGAAGAGGCACAGACAGACGAAGAGAAGGAGGCAGTGTCACAGGAAGTAGAGCAGTACGAGAAGGATAAGGAAGAAAATGACGAGTCAGTAAGAACTCTGGAAAAGGAAGTATCGGATACAGAGTCCGAGCTTGCAGAACTGGAAAGCAAGCAGAGACAGGCAGAACCGGCACCAGAGGCAAGAATGAGAGGAGTGGAAACAGTGAAAACAACTAGAAAGAAGTTTTTTGGTATGACAGTACAGGAGCGTGATGCGTTTTTCGCGCGAGAAGAGGTACACACTTTCTTGGAACGTGTGCGTACGCTTTATACAAACGGTGTGCAGAACCGCGCGATTACAGGTGCAGAGCTTACAATTCCGAACGTGATGCTTGAACTCCTTCGCGAGAACATCGAGGAGTACTCAAAGCTTTATAAGCATGTACGTGTGCAGTCTGTGCCGGGCAAGGCAAGACAGCCGATTCAGGGCACGATCCCTGAAGCAATTTGGACAGAGATGAATGGTTCTATCAACGAGTTGTCGATGTTATTCAACAATGTCGAAGTAGATGGATATAAAGTATCTGGATATATGGCAATCGATAATGCAACTTTGAATGACTCGGATATCAATCTTGCAGAAGCAATCATCACAGCTCTTGGACAGTCAATTGGATTAGCCCTTGATAAGGCAATCCTTTACGGAACAGGAAAGAAAATGCCAACAGGCGTAGTCACACGTCTGGCGCAGGCGGCAAAACCGGAGACTTACCCGGATACCGCGCGTGAGTGGAAGAATCTTTCTTCTTCAAACATTGTATCAATTGCAGCCGCGAAGAAGGGTGTTGATCTGTTCAAGGAGATTGTGATTGCATCAGGGAATGCCAAGGGCAAGTATTCGACAGGTAATCGCTTCTGGGCTATGAACGAGACAACCAAGACCAAGCTCGTAGCAGAGGCACTCAGCTTTAATGCAGCGGGCGCAATCGCAACCGGAATGGGCGACACTATGCCGATCGTCGGTGGTGCGATCGAAACACTTGATTTCATCCCGGACAATGTAATTGTCGGCGGGTATGGTGACTTATATCTCCTTGCCGAGCGTGAGGGCGCACAGATCACACAGTCCGAGCATGTGAAGTTCTTGGAAGATCAGACAGTATATAAGGGACTGGCACGATATGACGGTCTTCCGGTGATTGCAGAGGGCTTCGTTGCCATCGGAATCCTTGGAACAACACCGACAGCAGATATGACATTTGCAGAAGATACAGCAAATAAGGCGGCTGTATCAAGTAAGGAGTAATCTATGACAGATGCAGATAAGTTGACCATGTTAAAAATCGACCTTGGGATTTCTGCCACAGTGTATGATAAGCGGTTGAGTCAGTATCTGCAGACTGCAAGGAAACGGATCGAACGGGAGGGCGTCACCTTCCCGGAGGATCCACCTGTGGATGATGAGGAGCTTATCATAAGCTATGCGGCGTGGATGTGGCGCAAAAGAGCAACCGGAGAGGAGATGCCGCGCATGTTACGGTATGAACTCAACAATCGCCTGTTTGCGCAGAAAGCGAAGGTGGAAGAGGATGGATGACGAAATCATATTGATCGCGGTTAAGACTGGGACAGATGATATCGGCAATCCGGTTGTCGTTGAGAAGACCGAGCGTGCAGTAATATGCAAAGTACAGTCTGTTGATCGCCAGGAATTCTTCAAAGCCGGGCAGGTCGGTATGAATCCGAAGTATCGCTTTGACACAGATAAGGTAAATTACAACGGCGAAGAGCTTGTGAAGTACAAAGACAAGGTATATGGGATCTATCGCACCTATGAGCGTACAGATTCCGATACGATCGAGCTGTATGCCGAAGAGAAAGCAGGGGTGACGTATGTCGAACAAGACGATTAAAATTGGACAGCTTGATATGGAATTACAATCGATTTTTTCGGCGTTTGAGCATCATGTGCACACTGCGGTTGATACGGCAGCGGAGAAAACAGCCGAGGAAGCTGTAAAGAAGCTGAAAAAGACCTCACCCAAAAACAAGCATGCAAAAAGAGGAAAAAAGTACAAAAATGGATGGAAATACAAGAAAACATCAGAAGGAATGACTGTGTATAACGAGCAGTACCAGCTGACACATCTTCTTGAGAACGGACATGACATCATCATCAACGGAGAAGTGCGAGGACACGCCGCTGCGCACGTGCATATTGCTCCGGTGGAAGCCTGGGCGCAGGATGAGTTTCCGGAAGAATTCAAAAGGCAGGTGGAAAAAGGATGACGATTGCAGATGTAAAGAAAGTCTTGTCGGTACCGGGTGTGACTGTACACTATGACCATGCACCTGTAGGCACCAAAGTACCATACGTTACATACACATGCCATGCTGACAATAACTTCTTCGCAGATGACAAGGTATATCAGAAAATCAGTTCCTTGCGTGCTGTGCTGTACAGCACGAAGAAGGATGAGAAGCTGGAGACGTTGATTGAAAGTGCCTTGGACGAAGCAGAGATCCCGTGGAGCATGACAGACGAGTTCGAGAACGAGCAGAAAGTATTTATGACCATATACGAAGCGGAGGTAATATAAAGATGGATAAAGAAAAAAATAAGATTAAGTTTGGACTGAAAAATACGCACTATGCGATTATCACAGAGACGGAACAGGAGGATGGAACAATCAAGAGTACATACAGTACGCCGAAGAAATGGCCGGGAGCAGTAAGTATGTCGCTTGATCCGTCCGGAGAATCCAACACATTTTATGCGGATGATACCGCGTATGCCGTATTATCAAGCAATTCCGGCTATGAGGGAGATTTCGAATCTGCACTAGTACCGGAGGACGTAGAGATTGAGGTGATGGGACAGGAAGAAGTCGATGGTGTGCTTGTTGAATCTTCGACAGACGAACAGAAGTATATTGCTCTTTTGTTTGAGTTTTCAGGCGATAAAAAGGCACGCAGACATGTACTGTATCGTTGCTCACTGACACGACACTCCGTTGCGTCCCAGACCAAGGAAGACAGCACGGAGCCTGTGACAGAATCTGTGACAATTAAGGCTACACCACGTCCGGATGTCAACGTGATCAATGGCAAGGAAAAGAATCTGGTTAAAGCAACAACCGGATCCAATACAACAGATGGCGCGTATAAGAGCTGGTATACAAAAGTATGGGAGCCGACTGCATCAGAACAGGCAGCAGGTTAATATCAATCAGGAAATGGGATGGTAGAAGATACCGTCCCATTTTTCTTGCAAAAATATAAAGTTGCACCGGTGCAACAGAAACGGAGGATACTATGAGATCAGTGATCAGAATTGGACAGAGAGAAGTAGCAGTTGAGAGCAACGCAGCAACTGCAATTCGATACAAGCAGATTTTTAAGCGCGAGCTGTTAAAGGATCTTGCGAAGCTGGAAAACGTAGAAGACGTAGACAAGCTTGACGCAATCGAATATACATCGAAGCTTGCGTATGTTATGAACATGCAGAACCGTAAGGAGATTAAAGAAGCTTCAGAAGAAGGATACATCGCATGGATGGAAGAATTTGAAGAAGCAGACTTCCAGGATCCTGCGGCAATCACATCCATCCTGAATGTATGGAATCGCAATATTACGACCACAAGTGAACTAAAAAAAGACCAAAGCCCACAGTAAGGGAGATGAATACAAACATCTTCATGCTGCGGGCTTTTTCACTACATATATCGATGCAGGACCTTGAGGAGTTAACACATGGAGATGTGCTAGACATGATGATTGAGAGTAGCAATGACACATATAACTATCCACTCAAGGCGACGCAGGATGACTTTGATAAATTTGCAGCTATGTAAGGAGGTGGCTACGTGGGACAGATCAAAGGAATAACGATTGAGATTGATGGAAAGACAACAGGACTTACAAAGGCACTGAAATCAGCAAATGCGGAAATCAAATCTACACAAAGCAATTTGAAAGCAATGGAGAAGGCCCTGAAGCTGGATCCGAAGAATGTAGATCTGCTTAAAGCAAAGCAGAATGCCTTGAATGAGGTCATTAAAGAGACAAAAGAAAAGCTGGATATGGAAAAGCAGGCGGCGGAATCAGCTAAGAAAGAGCTGGAGCTTGGAAATATCACACAGGGCGAATATGATGCGCTACAGGCAGAGATTGTCACGACGACGAAGAATCTGGAAGACCTGGAGAAACAGGCAAGACAATCCGCGTCGGTGCTTGGAAGCCAGATGCAGGCAGCAGGTGCACAGATACAGGAAGTAGGTACAAAAGTACAGGATGTTGGAAGTTCAATCAATAGTTTTGGAAGTAGCATGACAAAAAATGTTACAGCACCAATTGTTGCCGCTGGCACAGCGTCTATTGCAGCGTTTAATGAAGTAGATGCTGGAATGGATATTATTGTGAAAAAAACTGGTGCAACAGGAAAGACATTAGAAGGTTTTGAAGATGTTGCAAAAAAAATTGCACAGGATATTCCAACATCTTTCGAGACAGCAGGGGCAGCAGTAGGTGAAGTCAATACAAGATTTGGTGTGACGGGTTCTACGTTGGAAGACTTGTCTACACGGTTTATTAAATTTGCAGAACTGAATGATACAGATGTATCAGGATCTATTGATAATGTTCAAAAGGTAATGGCCGCGTACAATGTAGACATTAGTCATACGGGTGGTTTGCTTGACACATTAAATGCAACGGGACAAGCGACGGGTATTAGTGTAGACACACTTGCGTCTCTTATGGTTACGAATTCTGCAGCAATGCAACAGATGGGATTGAATGCAGCATCAAGTGCAAATTTTCTCGGTAAAGTAGAAATGTCTGGTGCAGATACATCACAGGTTATGAGTGGCCTGTCGAAGGCATTAAAGAATGCAACGGCTGATGGAAAACCTTTAGATGAAGCATTGGCTGAGATTCAATCAAGTATGGTTGATGCAAAAACAGAAACAGAGGGTTTGCAGGCGGCATATGATTTGTTTGGTACAAAAGCAGGAGCTGCAGTTTATCAAGCATGCAAGAGTGGATCACTTAGTTTTCAGGAATTAAGTGCATCAATGACAGACAATATAGGAAATGTAAATACGACATATGATGCAATGCTTGATGATACAGACAAACTGAAAACAACTATGAATACCGTAAAGGTTGCGGCAAGCGAGGTAGGAGCAACGCTTGCATCTATGTTAGCACCGATATTAGAGAATATTTCAGAAAAAATACGAGGATTGGGCGAAAAATGGAATAGTTTGTCAGATTCTCAGCAACAGCATATTATAGCGATTGCAGGTGTTGTGGCGGTAATTGGACCGTTAATAGCATTGATAGGAACTCTTATAAATTCGGTAGGAAAGGTTATATTTTATGGCGGTCAGATAGTGTCTTTAGTCGGTTCTATCACAACATGGATGGGTACCGCATCTACGTTTATTACAGGAACCATGATTCCGGCCATTACCGGGGTTGTCACTGCAATCGGTCCGTTTCTGCTGATTGCAGCAGCTGTTATTGCGGTGATTACTGCAATTATCGTAGTTATAAAGAATTGGGATGCAATCGTTGAGGTGGCACAGTTTGTATGGGAATCTTTCTGTGAGAAAGTGTCCCAGCTTGTCACTGCGTTTAAGGAATTCTTCACATCTGCTTTTCAGGCGATTGGAAGCTTCTTTACAGGCATATGGACTGGGATCGTGTCCGTCGCGACAAATGCATGGTCAAGCATACGGAATGTATTCAGCACGGTTGGAAGTTTCTTCACAGGCATATTCCAACAGGCGTGGAATGGCATAACAAGTATCTTCAATCGATTAGGCAGTTTCTTTTCAGGTGTGTGGAACTCTGTAACAGGTATCTTCAAAAGTGCAGGTATGGCAATCGGCAATGCGATTTCCGGGGCGGTAAAAACAGCCGTTAATTTTGTCTTATCCAAGGCAATCGGTATCATAAACGGCTTCATCGGTGCGATCAATGCCGTGATCGGTGTGATCAACAAGATTCCGGGCGTCAGCCTGTCGAAGATCAGTAAGCTTGGAGTACCACAACTGGAACGAGGCGGCGTGCTTGCAAAAGGACAGGTCGGTTTGCTGGAAGGTAATGGCGCGGAGGCGGTTGTTCCGCTTGATCAAAACGAGAAATGGATTGCGGCCGTGGCACGTGAGATGAAAGCCGCACTTGCAGGTAATCAGACAGCGATGGCAGCAGGAGATATTGTGATCCCGGTATATATCGGTCAGTCAAAATTAAATGACATCATTGTACGTGCGAACCAGATCAATAATTACAGATCAGGAGGAAGATAATGCTGAACAAATATGTAAAAATCAATGGCGAACGTGTACCAAATCCAATCGATTATTCAGAGAGCTTCAGCAAAGTATCAAATACATTTCAGTCAGAAGCAGGGGATGATCTTGCAATTGACGTGCGAGCCGGAAAATACTCCGGCTCGTTGAAGTTCCAGGTATCTTCAAGATGGAAGAACAAGATGCTTGGATATGCAAAGATGCAGTCGGTAAAACTGCAGATTGATGAAGCGGAGTATACGGTGCGGATTGAGAGTATTGATTGCGATCTGGAGAAGAATTCGGAATATAGCCAGAACACACAAGGGTATTGGACGGTATCTTTCGGCGCGGAAGAGTTATAAAGCAAGGAGGCGGTAGCATGTATCAGGTATCAGAAGAATATCTGAAACAAACAAAAAGAAAAGTACAGACGTTCCGCCTGGCCGGAACAGTAAATAAGATCGCATTTACCAATCATGACATATTAAGCGGTTCCTTCACGATAACGAATCAGTGCAGCGAGCAGAACGATGTCAAGATCGGCAGTGTGTACATAGGAGAGTTGAAGTGCACATTCAAGCCGGATCTGCAGGTGCCAGATTGGACGAATGCACAGATCATAGTATCAGAAGGACTCTTGATTGGCGGTACCGCATGGGAAGATGTACCGCTTGGCGTCTATACAGTATCAGAAGCAAATGACACGGAGTATGGCGTTGATATCACAGCATATGACAACATGGCTCGCTTCAATCGATCCTGTACGGTAGATATTACAATTGGCACACCATATGAGTTGTTAACGCTTGCTTGCACAACCTGTGAGGTAGAGTTGGGACTGACACAGGCAGATGTAGATGCACTTCCGAACGGAACGGAGAGTCTTTCGCTTTATACAGAGAATGATATCGAGACATGGCAGGATTTTGTATTCTGGGTAGCACAGGCAACAGGTACCATTGCGACGATGGATCGCGAAGGAAAGCTTGTACTTAGAAGCTACACGCAGAATGTTGTTGATACACTTACGAATCATGAACGGTTTACCGGCTCAAAGTTCAGTAAGTTTGAGACACGCTACTCTGGATTATCCTGTGTGAATATGGAAAACAACACTACAAGCTATTATGGATCTGATCCAGATAATTATCTGACATACAATCTTGGATCGAATCCGTTTCTGCAATATGGTGTAGACAGTTACAAAGAGCAGATCCGGCGCGCGGTGCTGGATGCACTTTTGAAAATAGACTATGTGCCATTCGAGACAGGTTGCCTGTGTGGGGCGATGTATGACCTTGGCGATATCATCCGGTGCACGGATGGTATCGCTCCGGGAAAGCTTGGATGTGTGATGATGTATGATTATACATTCAATAAAGGATATAAGATTACCGGCTTCGGATCGGATCCAGCGCTTGCAAGCGCGAAGAGTAAGACGGATAAGAATCTGGAAGGGCTACGGAATAACGTATCAACAAATGAGATATTATTTTTTAATTATGAGAATGCGAGTGCAATCCAGATCGGCGACGGCGAGTCAAAGGCAATCATAGATATCCGTTTCACATCGTCCGTCTCAATAGGCGTGCTTTTTCAAGCAGAAGTACTGCTTGATGCAACTGCAGAAGAAGATGTGATCGGATCAATCGAGTATACGCTGAATGAAGTAACAATCATAGGATATAATCCGACAGAGACATGGAAAAACGGAAAGCATATACTGAGTTTGATGTATATGCTTATGATTGAAGAAAACTCCATCAATCGATGGATTGTAAAGTTAAACATTGCCGGTGGCAGTATAGCGATAGCGCAGGGGGCGGTACGTGCGGTTATCTATGGTCAGGGATTGGTTGGTACAGTCGAATGGGATGGATTCATCACAGTAGAAGAGAAACTTACCCAAATTGCAGTATTGGATTCTCTCACTGTGTCAAAAGATCTGATATGTACGGTTGTTGCAGATATGATAGATGTAGATAAAAACATCGTAGAAGAACAGCTCCAGACCGTTCAATTGGATGATATAACAACAGTTGGGAATTTGCTTGATAAGACAGAAATAGGCTGGGGAATCGTGAGCTGGACTTTTACAACAGACAGCGAGTGCACATATTCGTCAAGGTATGTATCAAATGAAGGTGGAGCGTTCAGACTTGCAACAGAATTTGTAAACAAGTCAGTAAATCAGAACATAGACCGCGGAATGATGAATGTTGTCGATTTGGACTCAACAGAATTTGAATCAATCCAGAGTGTTGTTGTCAGTGATGTGATCGATTCTGTAAGTGAGAGTGGAAACTCGGATGCTGAGAGCGCAACAGAACAGGTTGTGAAGTATCTGCTCTGGTCGGAAGACAAGCATTACACGATTCAGGATGATGCGCTGTGTGAAATAACTCTATCCGGCGATTTACAGGCAGCAGACTTTGAAACATATGGATTAGATGCAGCACCAGCATCGGACTATATCTTGCAACTAGAATCACCGAACATATACAAATGGACTGCAGCTGACACAATCCTAGATACAATGATTACGATCACGGCGGTACCGCATGCACAGATCGTACAGGCAACGTGTGATATGTCGGATGTAAGTATCTATGGAATCACCGGAGCAACAGCAATCCATGAAGGTATAAAAGTTAAGCTATCCTATGATGCAGGCATGACCTGGACGGAAGAAGAAACTTTGACGGATGCATTAGAAGGAAGTATGTTACATGCATATGAGAGTGTAGGACAATCAAAGATACTTACGATTGGATTCATAGTATCGTCTGTGGAAGATAGCTTGACAGAGTTTCAGTATCAGTTTAAAAACGACGAGGAGGAATAAGATGGAATCAATACTCAAAAATATTTATATCAACAAAATTCAGGTACCGAAGTTTCACGGACATGTGCGCTTGGAACTTCGGGGATGCAGAGAAACCGAAGTGATTGAGCATGACAATCACATGACTGACGCTTTGGGAAAAATGTTCAGCAATAATGGATATTATCTAAACGTAGGAAAAGTAATGGACGAATTATGTCCAACAACAGAGGTTGCATTTGGTGGTATAGTATTAACGGACAAAGAAATACCTGATGATGCAACAACATTGCCGGGCGGAATAGAGGCTACGGCTTGTGGTGCATTTAATGTAGCAAATGCTGATGAGGCGTTGACGCAGGGGAGCTATAATCAGAAAGAAAGTGTAGCTGACTGGCCAAGCAAAAAAATGACATATGTATACGACTGGACAACCAACCAGGGAAATGGTGTGATTGCGGCTGCAGCATTAACACATAGAGACATGGGACTATGTGGGTTTGGAGATGCTGGTATAAGTGAGCTTACAAATGTTAACAAATATATAGATGGAGATTACAGTCTGTGCAATGCAAGAGAACCGATAGATGGAATAACCACTTTCTATATAGACTCTCAGTATATCTATGGTGGAAGTTTAAGTGCTAACAAGTTTAAGGTATATAAATATGCATCAGAGATATCAACATTTAGTCCGTTTAATATAGAAAAAAATAAAACGCAAGACATAAATAAAATTAGCTATGAACAAATCGATATGGAGATTGACGGATTGTCAACTTTGAGCCGCACATGTAATGATGGGAGATATATTTATTTCATAAACAAAGGTGTAACGTATAAGAATAAAACATTACAAGTCTTTAAACTAGATATAACGGACATGACAATGCAGCGGATTGATATAACTAATAACACACAGACAAATTGGTATAATGATGGTGGAATAGATGCATATAATGAATATATATACATAAGTGACAGTAACAAAAAACTGTACGAGATCAATACCAAAAATCCGACAGATGTGCATGAATATGAAACAAAAATGAATTATATATATCTGAACAAAATAGCAAATAGCAACGGAAAAATCTATGTGACGAATAATAATCGTATTGCTATATTTGATTGTATAACAAAAAGCATGAAATTGTCAAAGTTAAAGCAATATGATAGTTCCCGTCCGTATATAATAAATAATGGAATAAATAAAATGACTGTAAATGACTCCGGAAGAATATATACCACTTATCTAAAAAACTATCTAGCAACAATCAGCAACCTGGACAAGCCAGTTACAAAGACGGCAGATAAGACTATGAAAGTGACATATACGATTCAACAAGAGTGAGTTGGTGTGCAGCAGGTGTGCAAAAAAAGTGCGCATATATGCATAGATCATGTATTGAGAATTGTTAAAAAACGGCTTATTTTCGTACATTTGCATATATGTGCATTATAATAGGAAGAAAGGGAAACGCTGGCTCTGGGCATCTTTTTTATTCGGCGGAAACCACGTAGAATCAAGGGTTTCCGCCATTTTTTAATGGTTGAAAAATGCGTTACTGGGCATTTACTGGGCAAAAATTATGAGAAGAGATTTATCTGATCTAATTTCTGATTATCATTTTGGGTTACTTTTTTAGTAACATGAATATAGATTTCTCTGGTTATCTCACTTTTTCCATGCCCGAGGCGGCGGGCAATCTCATCAGGAGTCATGTTGTTTGCGGCGAGAAGCGAAGCGTGCGTGTGTCGTAACATATGAGGTGTCACACGTCGTTCAAATAGCTTCTCTGATATGATACGAAGGTATTTTTCGTAACCGGCTATTGGCATATGATCACCTTTGTTGTTTGGAATCAAGATGCTTGATCTGAAATTATTCGCTAACATCATTTCTTTACGCCATAGCATACATTTTTTTAACTCTACAAGAAGAGCCGGCTGAATGTGGATTGTTCTTTTTGAATTGTCCGTCTTTGGAGTCGTGACACTGTCGTGCTTTGAATCGTATGTTTTGGAGATTCGGATTGTTAACTGGTCCATATCGATATCAGATACTTCTAGTGCAGACAATTCGCCGAATCTCAAGCCTGTGAGTAATAGTATCGAAGTTATATAGTACCAGTGCCAGCAATTATCATGTTTGATGTAATCAAGGAGTTTTTTAGCTTCTTCTGGCTCCAAATACTTTGTGGTAATTTCTTTATCATCAGATGAATCATCAAATTGCTTAAGTTTTGTGATCAACTTCATGTTATCGTGGTAGTCATTTTCATATCCCCAATTTAGCATTGCTTTGAATCGTGTTATGTAAGAGTTCAATGTCGTAAGTTCTTTTCCGGAATCAAGCAATTTGGACTTTACATACTGTGCTGTTAAGTTGTTAACAATTGCATCTGGATTCAGTATATCTATGACGGATGAAGTGACACTCTCATTCCGATCAACTGTACTATCTTTGTATATGATTCTTTGGGCTTTCAGATACTCTTTTTGAAGCTTTGTAAGAGTTACCGTATTATCGGTGCATTGAAGTTCCTTAATAGCAGCTTCGATCTTTGCATTTAATTCTCTTTGTGCTTTGTTCTTGTTCTGCGGCGTGTCTTTTGGATATGCGACCGCAACTCTTTCAACCTTAAAGGTGAGAGGGTTTGTGTATCGTTCACGATAGACAACAGTGCCGTTTTTTTGGGTTTCACACCACATACTAAAACCTCCTTTGAAAAATAGGCATAAAAAAATAAGCCTATGAAAATGTGAAGGCTTATGGTATAATACAAGTTGCGAATTTGTTATGCATAAGCCTTCGGTTTATGGGTGACACCCTCAGGTGTTTCCAGCACCTGGGGGATTTTTATTTATCTATTTTTTATTGAAATTGTGCAGGATATGCAAATATCTCATAGTCTGCAACAGTATCTGTATTTACACCTTCTGGAAGTGTGATTCCACTCAGTTCAAAGCCAATTGTATCATTTGGATTCAGGTCTTCCATTATAACGGTATCGCTTATACCAATAGGCGTGTGATCGGCATCATAGAATATAGCGGCTACATAGCTTACAGATTCTACTTGATCAGATGTGCATGTTAACCTTCCTATAACATCAATTCGATCCCAATCGTTATTATTTGTTGATACATCTGAAATTTCATATCTTGTTTTATGTATAGATGCTTTTTCAACATGAGGTCTAGGTAAAACAGTTAATTCCAAATCGCCAGAATAGTTATCAAGCGTTATAGTGTCGTACATATAACCTTTTTCTCCGGGAGAAATCACATTAGGATATGTTGGTACGCTTTTCATAGCAGATACTAAGTGACCATTTTCATCTTCTAGGTCGCATGCTCCGTTAGATAAATATAAATCTGAAGTACCTGTATTTTCAATTTCGACAATTACGTCAACCATTACGCCACTATATGATTCTTGAACTTGAGCATTTGTGTAGGTAATTTCATATGCTGTTTCGTTTTCAGATTCTGTTGTTGTCTCTGTTTCGCCATCTTCATCAGATGCGGTTGTTTCGGTGTTGTCTGCAATATAGGATGCTTCGGTAATTGCTTCTGTTGAGTTATTATCGTAAGATCCTAAATTAGACTCTTTTGATGCTCCACAACCAGTGAGCAAAGAGCATGCAAGTATAATTGTAAAAATTTTTTTCTTCATAATAGAAATTCCCCCTTTATTAAATTTTATTATGTGCATAATATTCTAAGTGGTCAACGCAAGCATCTCTATTCTCGAAGTCTAACCGGGTGATGTGAGACAGAGCATGCAAGTAAGCGTCTGTCTGCTGTTCCTGATTGAGCCTTGAATTGATAAAGATTGAGAAACTGCCATCTTCGTTCGAAGTGACGGTTTCTTTTGCGTTTGCCCCTTTAAAATCAATTAAGTGTACAAATACCTCGTTCGTAATATCACCCCCTGCGACTAAGAGCATATCATATCGCAGGTACAATAATACGGACTTATTCGCCTTTTTCTTTCTTTTTTAATGCAAGTAGCATTGTATGTACTGTTTGGATGTCTTCTGGAGAAGCATCACGTGCAGCATCGAATAAGAGAGAAAGATCTTTGTTCTCGAAGATCTCCTGCGCCTTCTTTGCTGTTTCTTCATCGAAATAATAAGATGGCTTCGTCTCACTTTCAATGATTAGGTCGCCAGGATCCACATGTAAATATTTTGCAATGTCTATAATAGTATCAAGCTTTGGGACTCTTGTTCCAGAACACCAATTTGATACCGTTGATTTCTCGTATCCTAAATCGTTTACCAAATTACTTTGTGTTTTGTTATTTAACATTAGATAGTATTTTAGCAGTCTTGAAAATTGGTTTGTTCCCATTTCATCACATCCCTTCTTGTTTTTTAATTATACACAAAAAGAATACTTTTCACAAGCGAAATGTAAAAAAAGTTTTCAAAATGCTTGACAGTTCACAAAAAGAATACTATAATGCAGTTACAGAATTGAGAAAGGAGATGAAAAGTTGAATCAATTAAAAATTCGATTGTCTGCTGTTAGAGTTAATGCCAACCTTTCGCAACAGGATATTGCAGATAAAATGGGAGTTTCGCGAATAACAGTAGGAAATTGGGAGAGCGGTAAGGTAAAAATGAAAGAAGCAGAAATAAGAATGTATGCTGACATTTGTAATTTCCCTCGGGAAAATATTTTTTTACCCTACGAGTTCACAAAATGAATACTTTGATAGAAAGGAGAAGGGATTGGGATTTATAAAAAACTTTGTTGAATCTGAAAAGGAATTGAAATCAATTAGAGAAGACGTTAGAAGAGAAAAATTTCTTGAAGATAACAAAGGGTTTCAAGAATTTCATCATGTAACAGATGAAGAGATTCTTTTCTATGAGTACCTGTATAAAAGGGAACGCAAATATAGAACAGTAATTCTTATTTTAAGCCTAGTTTGCTTAGGATTATTACTGTCAATATGGACGTAACGATTGAAACAACTATAGGTGTGATAACGGAAGTAAGCACTCGTGAGAAAAATTTTTCCCTGCGATATGTTAGGTAGCGAAGATAATTGCTTGTGACAGAGTACGTTCCATCTGGTATGGATGAACCAATAATGTCTGTTTTTCCAGAACTGTTTTGGCGGATAAATTTTATATCAGAAAGGTAATATTCGGAATCACCAAAATATTCAGCTTTGGATTTCTTTCTCATGCGGGTAACAAAAAGCTTATATTTTTCCTTCATACTTAAAGTTATTTTTTCAAAATCGTAAACCATGTGACACACCATCCTTTTTGGAAATAGTGTATCACAAATTTAATTAGATAGAAAGGAGAAGCATGGTAACAAAAAAACAGGCGAAGCAGATCATTTCTCTTGCGGAAGGTATGACACATGCAGAATGGAGCAGAATCAATCACATTATAGAAAATGGTTTTGAGACACAAGAAGCCAAGTTGACGTTTGAGCCGCAAAGAGAACTTGACCTCCTGCTTGAACAAAATTTTATTCCTTGACAATTTGAATAAATGTGGGATTTATTCGGTAGTCCTTCCCTTGGTACTGGATATGAATGTAATCGTACTCAAAGCATTTTGCGTTTCGTGCTCCATCTTCATATCTCAGGTTTTCTTGGAAATATGTGACAGGGTTTTGGCAATCTGCAACGGTTGCGGTTTCTGTAATATCAATCCATTCACCAAGCAGGCAAGCATAAATTCTCATGATTTCACCTTCTTTCATATGTACTTGGCTCTGGCGGGAGCCTGTAAAGGGAGTATAGAAGCAGTGAAAAGAATAGTCAAGCGGATAGCGTATAACGGACAAAAGATGAAATTGCAGAAAAAATAAAAAAATTATTTGATTTATCGTTTTTTTTCTGGAGACCATCGTTTTACTAAATATACAAGGAGGTTTTAGCAAAATGGAGATCACATCAATTAAGTACATCAGTGCATCGCCGTATATGTCGAAAGCTCAGATCCAGAAGTTGATGAACGTATCTGCCAGAACGGTTACTAGCCGAATCGCAGAGATCGACCAATACGTTCAGAATGGCAGATATGGCGCACACACAATATTGGATGGCTGCGGCGTAACATATGTGAATTATCTCGCTTTTATAGATTTTTTGAAATATCGAAAAGATCTAAAAGCTGGACGCAGAGTGCCGCCGTACAACCCGAAGCGTATTGCGGAGCAGATCGCATGGGGCACACTTGCCACGGAAAATCAGTAATGACAAGCAGAGAGGAAGAAAGAAGATGAGCAATGACATGATTATATGGTCCTACCGGCTGGCAACATTCGCAATGGTAGAAGGTGCTGTGCTGTTATGGCTTGGCATGATCTATGGCTTTTGGATGATGCTTGTGGCTGTAATCTATAAGGAGCTGATTGAATATGCCAACGATGATGATATGGACCATGCAATCAAGATCTACAAAAAAAGCACCCTTGGGACGGCCATCCCGCAGGTGCAAATAACAAATAACTCAGTAAAGAGTATAGCACGGAAGGGAGCGTGAATCAATGGTTACGATGCAGGTGCTTCCAAATCGTGAAGATTGGTTGAAGCACAGAACGAAGATTGGCGGATCAGATGCATCTGCAATACTCGGCAAGAATCCATACAAGACGAATGTGGAACTCTGGAAGGACAAGGCATTTCATCTGATGCCGGAGGATATCTCGGACAAGCCGTATGTGAAGTATGGCATACAGGCAGAACCACATCTAAGAGCTTTGTTTAGTTTGGATTTTCCGGAAAAAAAAGTTTTCTACGAAGAAAACAATATGTGGACAAATGACAAATATCCATTTGCACATGCAAGTCTTGATGGATGGTTTGAAGATCCAGATGGGAAAAAAGGAATTTTAGAGATAAAGACAACTAATATTCTTAATTCCTCACAGAGAAGAAACTGGAAAGATCATTACATACCTGAAAATTATTATGTTCAAGTGCTGCATTACCTGATGGTTACGGAATTTGATTATGTCGTTATCGCAGCACAATTAAAATCCGTATTTGATGGTTATGTTACAAAGCAAACAATCTATGAAACGGTATACAGAAATGAGAAAGAAGAAGAGATTGCTTACCTGGCGGACGAAGAGCGGAAGTTCTGGACATGCGTGGAAGATATGAAAGCCCCACATGTGAAACTGCCGGAGATATAGGAGGATGTCTCATGTATGGATATATCTGTCCGACCTGTGGTGCACATCTGGATCCACAGGAGCGATGTGAGGAATGCACAGAGCAGAAGTTGAAGGATCAGCGGGAGAGCGAACGTATCAAGTCCCTGCTCTCGGTAGGTAAGGATGCTCAATATGAGCTGGTATTAAGTTAGGAGGATATGAATGGAGTTAAGAGTAGAACCGGTAACATTTCCGGAGGTAATTCAGTTTAACTATGAAGAATTGAAAGCAGAGATCACAAGCAAGGTAGAGATGTATAAGAATCTGGTATATACAGGCAGTGATCAGATTAAGGATGCGAAAGCAGACAGAGCGGCATTGAATAAGCTTATTAAGGCTATGTCAGATGAGAGAATCCGTATCAAAAAGGATTGTTTGAAGCCATACGATGAATTCGAACGGAAAATTCGTGAACTCACGGATATTGTGAATGAGCCGGTACAGTTGATTGATAAGCAGATTAAAGAATATGAGCAGACGTTGAAGGAAGAGAAGCGGAAGGAGATTGAAGCACTCTTTGAGACAATTGGATTTCAGGCATTTGTAAAGCTGGAGATGATCTGGGATGAGAAGTGGTTGAATGCATCCGTATCGATGAAGTCTATCGAAGATGCGATGCGTGCCAGATTAAACGAGATTAGCACAGCGGTATTCACACTCAACAAGCTCCCGGAGTTTGGCTTTGAAGCGTTGAAACTGTACAAAGAGACGCTGGATCTGCCAAAGGCAATCGAGAAGGCGCAGCATATGTCCGAAATCGCCAAGAAGAAAGCGCAGTACGAAGCAGAGGAAAAGGCGAGAAGAGAAGCCGAGGAAGCACGTGCGAAGCAGATTGCACAGGAGCAGGCATCGCAGCAGTTGGAACAGCCGGCGGAACAGATGGTTATGGATCTTGTTCCACAGGAAGCTCCGGCACAGCAGGAACTGGAGCCGTCAAAAGAGTGGATTCGGTTTGCAGCACTTCTTACAACCGAAGATGCACTTGCCCTGAAAGAATTCTTCCAGAGCAGAAATATAGAGTTTAGAGCAATTTAGGAGGATATGAAGATGGTAAAAGCAGAAAATGGGACAGCAATAATTAGTGGAAATGAAGGTATATGTGCGGTTGAAATTGCATCAATCCTTGGTAGTTTTAAGCATAACCTTCGTGTAAGTTATGACAAGAAGGATGCAGATGAAAAATACAAAAAGATTCTTACATTAGCGGATGCCACTTGTGATGAACTTATGAAGAAAGATAAGAGAGAGATGGAATCAGACAAGAAGGGCGGATTTGAACAGATCTTAGACCAGTTAACCAGAATGCTTTCGGATATTGCTGTAGATGCGTTTGTAAAGAAGGGAGACAGATAAGATGGTACAGAATAGTTTGGTTAAGAGTAAGCAGAATCAGAATCAGATTCAGGACACAACAATGACCGGGTTCCTGAATCGTATGGATATCAAAGCGAATATTGAGCAGGCGCTTGGAAAAGGAAATGTGCAGCGGTTTATCTCCGGCGTGGTATCGGCGGTCAGCGTGAATCCGGCGCTTGCGGAATGTACGAAGCCATCAATCCTGTCGGGTGCGCTTCTTGGAGAGAGCCTGAAGCTTTCCCCATCGCCACAGCTTGGACATTATTACCTTGTACCGTATAGCGACAACAAAGCCGGTACGAAGGTGGCACAGTTCCAGATGGGATACAAAGGGTATATCCAGCTTGCAATCCGTTCCGGTCAGTACAAGAAGCTTACTGTGCTGGCTATCAAGGAAGGCGAGTTTATCAGCTTTGATCCGATGAATGAGGAAATAAATATTCAGCTTATGATCAATGACTGGGATGCACGAGAGAAAGCGGAGACGGTTGGATATTACGCGATGTTTGAACTTGTCAATGGATTCCGAAAGTCGATGTACTGGAGCAAAAATCAGATGCTTGCACATGCGGATAGATATTCGCAGGCATTCAGCAAAGATATGACGGCAATCAATACGAGATACGGCGTGAAGCATAAGGTGTCTTATGCAGATTATGTTACAGGTAATTACGATCAGCGTGATTCGTGGATGTACTCAAGCTTCTGGTACAAGAACTTCGACGCAATGGCATACAAGACCATGCTCCGTCAGTTGATCAGCAAGTGGGGAATCATGTCGATCGAGATGCAGTCAGCATTTGAATCCGACATGGCATACATCAAAGAAGATGGTTCCAAGGTATATGTAGAAGATGAGCCGGTTGCAGATGTAGATGCTGCAGAGCCCTCACAGCTGGCGGAAACATCTGAGGAACAGGCGATAGATTCTCAGCAGGAAGAACGTGCACAGGTGGCTGAAGCGGAAATGCCGACGCCGGAGCAGGTGAACAACAGTGCCGCTGCCGCATTGTTTGGATAAGGTTATTGTACAAAGATATATCACAGTATTCTTTGTTTTATTGTAAGTCATTCTCTACCGCTACAAAAGCGGTAGAGGGAAAGGAGTTACATGAGCAAATACAGAAGCAGGAAAGTGGTAGTTGACGGTATTACATTTGATTCCAAGAAGGAAGCGTGGCGGTACCGGGAGCTTCATTTGCTTGAACAGACTGGCGAGATTAGCAATCTGCAGATGCAGGTCAAATATGAACTGATTCCATCGCAATATGAACTGCGACCGGTCACATTGAAGAATGGATTTGTGAAGATGAAGAAGTTTTGCGTGGAACATGCATGTAGTTATATCGCTGATTTCGTTTATATAGATACCAACGGAGATACGGTCGTAGAGGATACAAAAGGATTCCGGACAAAGGATTACATCATAAAGCGGAAGCTGATGCTCTACAGACACGGCATCCGGATCAGGGAGGTGTGACAAGATGGGAGCAAATATCAGAGATACACATAAGGTTGTAAAAGCGATGCTTGAGAAACATCCAGAGACTCGGAGCAGTGACGGATGCTTATGTTACATGGTGTACAAGGAAATTGGCAAGAAGAACGGCGTAGATGTAGATAAGATTCCTCTTCAGCAGTTCTTCCTGCATATGCGAGAGTTGGGATTTCCAACAACAGAATCGGTCAGAAGAGCACGGCAGAAGATTCAGGCAGAGAACAAGGAACTTGCTGGAAGTGAGTTCGTAGAATGTAATCGAACAATGCTTGAAGATGTTTATATTGATTATGCAACCTGCATTATTAAATAGCTGGATTGAAAGGAAGGAGCAGATGGCAAGACCGCAAAAAAAAGGATTGCTGTACTTCCCATTTGACACGGATTTCTTCGCAGACCTAAAGATCCGGGCACTCAGTGCAAGATACGGATCGGATGGATTGATATTCTACATATGGTTGCTTGCGGAGATATATAGAGAAAACGGTTATTACATCGTATGGAATGAGGACAGCGAGGATGCAGCGATAGCATCCCTTGGGCTGTCCGAGGGTTCAATGAAGCAGATAATGACATTCTTGGCTAGTCGGTCACTAATCGTTGAGATCACACTTGCTAGTTCGGACACTATCATTACCTCCCCGAATATACAGAAACGCTATCAGGAGGCGGCAAAGAGCCTTAGACGTGAAATCATAGTTGATTGTGAGATATGGCTTTTGAATGAAGAGGAGACCGCTTCTTTTATTAAAGTCACCCAAAATTCGGATAAATACAGTAAAAACCATAATAAATCCGTTAAAAATGAGAGTAAAACCCGTAAAAACCCAACAAATAAAATAAAAGTAAATGAAATGAAAGTAAATGAAAGAGAGGGCGCACCCGCAAAGCATTCATATGGACCATTCGGAAATGTGATGCTGTTGGATGATGAATTCACCAAGCTCGCAGATAAGTACGGAGCTGATATTCGTAACGATGCAATCGAATTTCTTGATATGTACATTGAAGAGAAAGGTTACAAAACAAAGTCTCATTATCTCGCAATTATTCGATGGGTAGTAAATGCAGTGAATGAGCGCAGGCAGAAACAGAGACGAGGATATCAGAGCAATATGCCTAAGAGTATACAACCGACACAGGAGCGTGTATCTGCGCTTGATGAGATGGAAGCTCTCTTTCAACAGGAGGTGAATGGATTTGACAAAGGCAGAAAGAATTGAACTGCGAAATCAGAAGATCATGGAGAATATCAAACTCGTGTATTTTCATTTGAATAAATATCATGGATTCCCAAATTACGATGACATCATACAGGAAGGTGTACTTGCACTGGTGGAAGCCATTGACAGAAGCAAGGATCTGGAACACTTAAATCGAAATTATATCGGTATATATATCAACAGATATGTGGAAAGATACATTCAATTTGGAGATGTGACAGTACGTACACCATTTCACTGGAAAGATGTCGAGAAACCACAGTATGTATCACTCGACAAGATTGTAAATGATGATGGTGACAGTTATGGGGATTCGTTTCTGGAAGACAGACACGATTGTATCGGAGAACTTATTACGATGATGGATTTTGAACATATGGTAGATCAGTTGTCTCCGAGAACACAGAAGCCGATGCGGTGCATGCTGCAGGGATATGGCATGACCGATACAGCGAAAATGTGCGGTATATCGTTTGAACGAGTGAGACAGATCAAGAAGCTGTGCAATAGAGAACTGGTTGCAAGTGAGGTGTGACATGACGTATAGAGAATTTTTAGAAAGTAAAATTGATCTTGCGACAGAAAGCGGATTTGTGGTTGATCATTCAAAGATCAATCCGGCGTTGAAACCGCATCAGGCAGATGCTGTTGCGTGGGCACTTAAGGGTGGACGCCGGGCATTGTTTGAAGCGTTCGGACTTGGAAAAACGGTACAGGAAATTGAATTCTGTCATCAGGCAGCAGAACATACCGGAGGCAGAGCACTTATCGTGTTACCACTCGGAGTAAAGCAGGAGTTCACAAGAGATGCCGTGGAACTGCTTGGATATG